CAGCGAAGAGATAGAGCAAGAGCTGGAAGAAAGAATAGAGCAGTTATTGACTAAGCACTGAACACAACATCTTGTGTTTTTTTAATCACGATCCTAGCCCAGCAACCACAACATCTTGTGTTTGGCTAAAAGGAACACCACCCTATTAATAAAGAAGAAAACAACAACCCCCGACCCCCCTAGATCGCATACCCGCACGAATATCTTATATACATAGTGATTTACACAAACGATTATCAGTTTTAATAGACCTGGTTAAGTAATTGCATTTTGCAAGCAGTGTATATTGTACCCCCTACCCCCTATTTTGAGAGAATGAGCTAAGGGACCCTAGAAGCCTCTAAATTTTTTTTACGTTTTATATTGCTTTTTTATGTGAAGTAGTACAATATTGTATAATCTGTAGATAGATATACCTAGAATATACCAAAAAAAAAGTATGTACCTACTATTGTTAGGTACCTACTATAGGAACTACATAAGTTTTTAATTAGTTCCTACTTATTAGGTATATACTAGATATTATGAATACACAGGTATTGAGTAAGTTACAAGGTTTATCCGCAGAAGATAAACAAGAGTTAGTCTCTTTATTGAGAGAGCTAGAAGATTCAAAGAACAGAGAAGCGTGTGAGGCTAAGTTTCTCAAGTTCGTTAACTCTATGTGGTCTGCTTTCATTCACGGGAAACATCATGAGATTATGGCTGAGGCTTTTGAAAGGGTCGCCAATGGTGAATTGAAAAGGTTGATCATTAATATGCCTCCCAGACACACGAAGTCGGAGTTCGCTTCCTATCTTTTACCTGCATGGTTTCTAGGAAGATATCCCGACAAGAAGATTATCCAGACAGCCCATACAGCAGAACTTGCTGTCGGTTTTGGTAGAAAAGTAAGAAATTTAGTCAACAGTAAGGATTTCAAAAACTTATTCCCAAATGTAAGTCTGCAGGCTGACAGTAAGGCTGCTGGGCGTTGGAACACAAACAAAGGCGGAGAATACTTCGCTATCGGTGTAGGTGGTGCAGTAACTGGTAAAGGTGCTGATCTACTTATCATCGATGATCCACATTCTGAACAGGAAGGTGCTTCCGCAGATGTGAATGTATTTAATAAGACTTATGAGTGGTACACATCAGGACCACGTCAGCGTTTACAACCCAAAGGTTCTATCGTAGTAGTAATGACAAGATGGCATCAGCGTGATCTTACTGGTCAGTTAGTTGATGCAAGTGTTAAGCGAGGCGGTGCCGACCAGTGGGAAGTAATTGAGCTTCCAGCTATATTACCTTCAGGTAATCCCCTTTGGTCAGAATTTTGGAAGCTTGAAGAGTTAGATGCTTTAAAAGCAGAACTACCAACCTCTAAATGGATGGCTCAGTATCAGCAAGACCCAACAGCTGAAGAAGGAGCTATTGTTAAAAGAGAGTGGTGGAAAGAATGGGAAGAACGAGAACCTCCTCAATGTGAATTTATAATTCAATCTTGGGATACTGCATTCTTAAAAACTCAAAGAGCTGACTACTCTGCCTGTACTACTTGGGGTGTCTTTTACAGAGAAGATGAAAGCAGTGGTCTAACCGCACCTCAAATTATTTTACTTGATGCACATAAGGAAAGATTAGAGTTTCCTGAATTAAAGAAACGTGCTTTAGAAAGTTATAAGTCATATAAACCAGATGCTTTTATTATTGAGGCAAAAGCTGCTGGTATGCCATTAATCTTTGAATTAAGACAGATGGGTATTCCTGTACAAGAGTACACTCCTAGCAGAGGTAACGATAAGATATCAAGAGTTAATGCGGTATCTGATTTGTTTTCTTCAGGAGTTGTTTGGGCACCTCAAACAAGATGGGCAGAAGAAGTTATAGAAGAGTTTGCGTCTTTTCCAAATGCGGAACATGACGATTTAGTTGATAGCAGCACGCAAGCTTTGTTAAGATTTAGACAGGGTGGATTTGTACCTTTACATTCTGATGAAGAAGATGAACCATTAGAACATAATAAAACAGCAGATTATTACTAGGAGATTTAATTGGCAATTGAAAGAACACCAGCTACACCAGTAGAAGGTTTAATAGAACAAGAACCACAGACAGACGATATAAGTATTGCAATAGAAAACCCAGAATCAGTAGCAATTGAAACTGATGATGGTGGCATGATTATAGACTTTGACCCACAAGAAGATAAACCAGATGCTGAATTTAACAGCAATCTGGCAGAGATTATTGATGAAGCAGACTTAGAGAAGATAGGTTCTGAATTAATATCTGCGTACAACATGGACAAAGATTCTCGTAAAGAGTGGGAAGAAACCTATACTAAAGGATTAGATCAACTAGGTTTAAAGATAGAAGAAAGAACACAGCCTTGGAATGGAGCTTGTGGTGTGTTTCACCCAATGTTAAGTGAAGCAGTTATTAGATTTCAGTCACAAGCAATATCAGAAATATTTCCAGCACAAGGACCAGTAAAGACAAAGATAGTTGGCAAGATGACCAGCGACAAAGAGAAACAGTCTCAAAGAGTACAAGACTATATGAATTATCTTTTAACTCATGAGATGTCTGAGTACAGAACAGAAACAGAAAAGCTATTGTTTTCTTTACCTCTAGCAGGTTCTGCTTTCAGAAAGGTTTACTATGACCCTAGTCTAGATAGACCAAGCGGAATCTTTGTACCATCAGAAGATGTAGTAGTTAACTATGGTGCTAGTGATTTAGAGACTTGCGAAAGAGCTACTCATGTAATGCGTAAGTCTTTTAATGAAATACGTAAGATGCAGGTAAGTGGTTTCTATAGAGACATAGAATTAAGTGATGCACCAAATACTTTTTCAGATATAAGAGAAAAGTACGATGAGCTGAGTGGTGAAAGCGAACAAGATAAATTTGATCAAAGGCATACTCTATTAGAGATGCAAGTTAATTTAGATTTGCCAGGGTTTGAAGATGTTAAAGATGGCGAGCCTACAGGTATTCAGTTACCTTATGTTGTAACCTTAGACTACCCTAGCGGTATGATTCTAAGTATTCGCAGAAACTATTACGAAGATGATCCACAGAAGAAGAGAAGATCACACTTTGTGCACTATCAGTATTTACCAGGCATAGGGTTTTATGGTTTTGGTTTAATCCATATGATAGGTGGATTAGCAAAATCAGCTACAAGTTTATTAAGACAGTTAGTAGATGCAGGTACATTGTCTAATCTTCCTGGTGGGTTAAAAGCCAGAGGTCTTAGAATCAAAGGTGATGATACCCCAATCATGCCAGGAGAGTTTAGGGATGTTGATGTTCCAGGTGGTGCTATTAGAGATAATATAACCTTCCTGCCCTATAAAGAACCTTCCCCAACTCTTTATCAGCTATTACAAAACATAGTGGAAGAGGGAAGAAGGTTTGCTAGTATTTCTGACATGAAGGTAAGTGACATGAATAGTCAGGCACCAGTTGGAACAACTCTAGCTTTATTAGAAAGAAACATGAAAGTGATGAGTGCAGTACAAGCAAGACTACACGCATCTATGAAAAAAGAATTTGATATCTTGGTAAATATTATTCAAGACTTTGGTAATCCAAGTTATCCATATGACACAGGGGAAGAGGAACAAATTAAAGCATCTGACTTTGATGCAAGAGTAGATGTAATTCCAGTGTCTGATCCTAATGCTGCAACTATGGCACAAAGGATTATGCAGTATCAAGCTGCTATGCAATTAGCACAGGCTTCACCTGAAATGTACAATATGCAAGAACTGCATAGACAGATGTTAGAAGTGTTAGGTATTCCTGATGTTGATAATATAATTCCTGAAGAAGGAGAAGTGATGCCAGTTGATCCTGTCAGTGCTGTACAGAACTTAATTAATAATATTCCTGTAAAAGCATTTGAGTTCCAAGATCACGATGCACATATACAAACTGTTGCAGCAGCACAAGACAATCCAGAGATTATGGGATTACTAGAACAGTCTCCTACAGGACCAGCGATTATGGCAGCAGCATCTTCATACGTTAATGATCATTTAACAATGAAGTTTAGAGATCAAGTACAAGAAGAACTTGGTATAGAGTTACCACCATTAGGTGAACCTTTACCAGCAGATGTAGAGAAACGTATATCTGATCTAGTTGCAGAAGCTGCAGGAAGAGTAACTGAAAAAGCTAGAATGCAAGCAGAACAGCAAAGAATAGCTGAACAACAACAAGACCCTCTTATCATGATGAAAGAAAGAGAAGTTGCAGCTAAAGAAGCTGAGGTACAAAGAAAAGCTATGGGTGATCAAGCAAGATTTACTCTGGCTGCACAGAAGCAACAAGCTCAACAGATTCTTGAACAAGAAAAAATTGAAGTTGAAAAAGATAAGCTATCAGTTGAAACACAAATAGCTGGTATGGAAGTAGGACAAAAAATTGCTAGCGATATGCTAGATGAAGAAAAAGAAAGCAAAAAGCAAGCAAAAGAAGATTTTCAATTAGGGCTTGACATGGCTAAGGATATAGTTAAAGATATCAATTAGTATGTCAAATGATATCAATGAGCAATCACTTTCTGAGTGGTTAAAGATTAGAATCAGAGATGTCATGAACGAACACGCAGATCATGTTGCGACAGGTAGTATAAAAGATTACCCAGAGTACAAAAGAATCTGCGGCATAATAGAGGGCTTGGCTCTCGCAGAACGTGAGATGTTGGACTGGATAGAACAACATACACGGGAATAGGAACTCAACTCCTTAAGTTGTGCAAATTATGAGTAAAGAAGAAATAAAGAAACCTAAAAGCTTCAAAGAGCCGAAGGTTGATGAAAAAGCTAAAAGTCAGTTACCTGACCCACAAGGCTGGAAAATTCTAGTAGCTATGCCACAAGCAGAAGAAAAAACTGATGGTGGTATTCTTAAAGCAAATCAAACAATTAAAGATGAAGAGGTAAGCAACATATGCGGATATGTTCTTAAGCTTGGTCCTGATTGTTATAAAGATGCAAATAGATTTACTAAGCCTTGGTGTGAAGTAGGTGATTGGGTAATATTTAGAGCTTATTCAGGTACTCGCATGAAAATGTATGGACAAGAGTTTCGTTTAATAAACGATGATACTGTGGAAGCAGTAGTTGAAGACCCAACAGGAGTAGTAAGAGCATGAGTGATCAACAAATAGAAACCTCTATCGAGACTTCATTTGAAGCAGATGCTGATGGTAAATTAAAACCTCAGTCAATGGAAGATAAATTTTTTGGTGTAAAAACTGAAATAACTAAAGAAGATAGTAAAGGATCAGATGATCTTGCTGTTGAAGTAGTTAATGATGTTCCTGAAGAAGATAGAAGGGCACCAAAACAAGAAACTAAAGATGAGCCTGTAGATAATGATGCTGTTGATAAAGAAATATCAGACATAAGCAAAAGAGCAGGAGATCGTATTAATCAAATTAAATACGAGTATCACGAAGAACGTAGAGCAAAAGAAGCAGCTAAAAGAGAATCATCTGAAGCAGTTAATAGATTAAAATCTGTCATGGCTGAAAATCAAAAATTATCTCAGTTAATAAATCAAGGTGGTCAAGCTCTTAACCAGCACGCAGTAGCTAATGCTCAGTTTGCTAAGGTAAGTGCACAAGAGAAGTTTAAGAAAGCTTACGATGAGGGTGATGCAGATGCAATGGCACTGGCTCAAGAAGAGTTATCTAAAGCTACCTTAGCTGAACAACAAGCACCTGGATATGCTAGAGCAATGCAAGCACAAGCAGCACAAGCTGCACAAGTTCAATCGCAAATTCCAGAACCAGACCCAGCAATGAAAGACTGGGCAAATAAGAATCCTTGGTTTATGGGCAGTGAACCTGTACACAGAGAGATGACATCTTTTGCAATGTATGTCGATCAAAAGTTGCAAGCAGAAGGTGTTGATCCAGTAGGACAAGCAGAACAATATTATGGCAAAGTAGACGAAGCCATGAAAGAACAATTTCCAAGTTTTTTTGGTGTACCTCAACAAGCGGAAGCTGGAGGAGAGGTGCAGATAGAAGAAGAAAAACGACAACCATCGAATGTCGTAGCTCCCGCAACGAGGAACAGTGGAGCTAACAAAAATCCTCGCAATGTACGTTTAACTCAGACGCAAGTGAAATTAGCACGTCAACTTGGTATATCGCCTGAGCAATACGCAAAACAATTACTTAAGGAATCATAATGACAGAAGAAGTAAAAATAAACGAAGAAGCTGTTGTAGCAGAAACTGAAACAACAGAACCAGTGCGTACCCCTAGGGGTTCAGAAGACCGAGAGGTTACTCAACGTGTAGAAAGTTGGGAGAATCCTTCCAATTTACCAAACCCTGATCCACAACCAGGATGGGTTTTTAGATGGATTAGAACAAGTTTATTAGGTAACACTGATAATCCTAATGTTTCTAAAAAATTCAGAGAAGGTTGGCAACCATGCAGAGCAGAGGATCATCCTGAATTACATATTCATATGATGGACTATAAATCTGAATGGGCGGATAAAGGAAATTTAGAAATTGGTGGACAATTGTTATGTAAGATGCCAAAAGAGAGGGCGGAAGCCAGAGACGCATATTTTCAAGATGTGGCAAAAAATCAAATGGAATCTGTAGATAACGTATATTTTAAGGATCAAGATTCTAGAATGGCTACCAAACAAGTTTTTGAAAGAAAATCAAAAACAACCTTTGGTAAAGATTCTTAGTCTTGTTAGATTAACAATTTTTATTTAACAGAAGGAGGAAGCTATGGCTTCATCAGCAGCTCCTATGGGAGCTAGACCTGTTGGATCATTAGTGTCTTGTGCGTATAATGCAAAAGTCACACACTATAAAATTAAAAGTGCTTATGGTACTGCTATATTTTATGGAGACTTTGTAAAGTGGGCGGATGATAATCCAAATACTACAATACAAAAAGATACTGGAACTACTGCTTGTACACCTATTGGTGTATTCTTAGGATGTTCCTATACTGATCCATCAACAGGTCAATTTACGACAAACAATCAATTCCCTGCTTCAACAGCAGCGAGTGACATTGTGGCTTATGTTGCGTCAGACCCATTCTTGGTCATGCAAATGCAATCAGACGAATCTCTTTCCCAAGATGATCTTGGAAAGAATGTCGCTGTTGTGCAAACTGCAGGATCAACTTCAATAGGTGTGAGCAAAAACGCAGTAGACGGAAGTACAGCAGCTACTACCAATACACTACCTTTAAAGATCGTTGACTTTGTCGAAGGTCCAGATAGTGAAATTGGCGATAGCTACACTGACGTATTAGTGATGTTCAATGTAGGACATCAATTATTAAACACAACAGGTATAGGTTAATAGGAGAATATTATGGCAGCTATTTCAAGAGCTAACGAATTAAAACAACTCCTTCCAGGACTTAATGCACTGTTTGGAGAAGAGTACAATAATTACGAAAATGAGCATGAACAAATCTATGCAAGCGAAAACTCTGATAGATCATTTGAAGAGGAACTAAAACTTTCAGGATTTGGTGCAGCTCCAGTAAAAGATGAAGGTGCTTCAATATCATACGATGTTGCACAAGAATCTTTTGTTGCTCGTTATACACACGAAACTATTGCTTTAGGCTTTAGTGTTACTGAGGAGGCGATGGAAGATAATCTTTATGTTTCATTATCTGCTAGATACACAAAAGCTTTAGCAAGAGCTATGGCTTACACAAAGCAAGTCAAATCAGCTTATCCGTTAAATAACGGCTTCAGTAATTCATTCCAATCTGGAGATGGGGTAAACCTATTTACAGCAAGTGGTGATGGTGTTACTGGTGGAGATGGACACCCATTGGTCAATGGCGGCAAGAACTCTAACAGACCAGTTACAGGTGCTGACTTAAATGAAACATCTTTAGAAGATGCAGTAATTCAAATCGGTAAATGGACTGATGAAAGAGGTCTTAAGATCGCAGCTAGACCTAAGAAATTAATTGTTCCATCTGATCTTCAGTTTGTAGCAACTCGACTATTAGAGAGTGAATACAAACCAAGTTCTGCTGATAACGATGTCAATGCAATCAGAAACAATGGTGTTATACCAGAAGGCTATGCAGTTAATCATTATTTAACTGATACTAATGCTTTCTTCTTAATCACTGATGTGCCTGATGGCATGAAGCATTTTGTTAGAGCACCAATGGTGACTAGCATGGACGGAGACTTTGACACTGGAAACGTAAGATACAAAGCTAGAGAAAGATATTCATTTGGAGTATCTGATCCGCTAGGTATCTGGGGTTCACCAGGTTCAAGCTAAAATTTGTAGGGGAGCTTTTGCTCCCCTCTTTTCATATCTAGGGATTTCATTAACCTATCTATCAACTGCCCTAGCAGACAAGCCAAGATGATAGATTTATTTTCCGAGGAGGAAAAATGGCAAATACAACTTTTAATGGACCAGTAAGGTCTGAAAATGGCTTTAAGGTCATTTCAACAAACTCAAGTACAGGAGCAGTATCTACATCATTTACTTTAGATGGTTCAGGGATGCAAGTAGCACCTGTAGCATTAGCTGATTCAGCAGCTATTTCATTAACAGCAGCAGCACATGGTGGCAGGATATCAGTAGTTCCAGCACTAGGTCAAAACTGCACACTAACACTTCCTTCACCATCAGCAGGAGTTTATTTTAAAATTATCTATGGTGGTGCAGCAGAAGAAACAGAAAACCTTATCATTGATACAGGTTCAGACACTAACTTCTATATAGGTGGTATTGTTCACTTAGATTCAAATGCAGACAATGTATCTGTATATTCTGATGGTAACTCAAACTCTATATTAACTTTGACTGATTTTGGTATATTTGAAATTAATATACTAGCCAAAGATTCAACCAACTGGTATATCTGGGGTAATCAAGAAGGTGCAGATGCTCCAGCATTTACTGACCAATCTTAATAGGAGTAAATTATGGCTGATGCAGTAACTTCACAAACCATTATTGATGGTGAAAGAAACTGTGTTATGAAGTTTACCAATGTCAGTGATGGCACTGGCGAATCCGCAGTAGCTAAGGTAGATGTTTCTGCCTTAGCAGCTAACTATGATGGCGTAGCCTGTTCAGAAGTTAGAATAATGCGTATAAGCCATGCCATTGTTGGTATGTCTGTTCAAGTGTTTTTAGATGCTTCATCTAATGTTCTTTTAGTGGAACTAGCTGAAAGCAGTAATGGACACATGGACTTCAGAGATTTTGGAGGACTTCCAAATAACGCAGGTAGTGGTAAAACAGGAGATGTTCTGTTTACTACTAAAGGTCATTCAAGCGGAGACACTTATTCTATTGTTTTAGAAATGGTTAAAGTGTATTCTGATTAAGGAGAGTAATATGAAATATTTTATTTCAGAAAATGGTAATTTCCCAGCACAATACTTTGTATTGGCAGAAGGAGATGATGGTATTCTAAGACCTGTTTTTGGTCCTGATCCTGATCTAGAAGATGCTCAACGTAAACACGCTGAGTTATCTGGATCAAAGAAAAGAGCTAGAGATAGTAAAGGTCACTATAAAGCAGATGATCCATCTACTCCAGATGTAAATGAAGCTTATGTTTCAGGAAAAGCTCCTGCTAAAAAGCGTGGAAGACCAAAAAAGAAAGGATAATAATTAACAAAGATACAGTGCTTAACCTTTAAGTTTTATTATTTATAGGTTAAGTTTCTGTTCTTTATAACAAAGATAAGGATAAATTATGGATTACGGAAACAAGAAAAAGAAAATAAAAATGGCAGGCGGAGGAGCAGGCGGAGCTTCTGCTGAGAGAAAAAATATGCGTAAAGGCGGAAAGTTTGGAATGCCAAAAATGATGATAAAGAAACGCCCAATGAAAGGACCTGAAGTACCTATGAAAATGGATGCTGAAGGTAGAAGAGGAATGGAAGGTGGCGGAATTACAGACAAAGTTAAATTGCCTAGTAAGCCTGCAAAAGGTCCTGCTTCTGGTGCAGTTGCTGGTGTCGTTCCTTACCAAGACTACGTTAAAAAAATGTTTGGTGGTGGAAAAACATAAACCAGTAAATATTTAAATATATGTCTAGAGCCAAAAGAGAAAGACCTATACCTAGAACTACAAAAGGTAAAGGTGCTAACTATCGACCTACTAAGTCTGGTGCTGGCATGACTGCTAAAGGAGTGCGTGCATATCGCAAAGCAAATCCTGGATCAAAGTTAAAAACAGCAGTAACAGGCAAAGTTAAAAAAGGTAGTAAGGCTGCAAAACGCAGAAAGTCTTATTGTGCTAGGTCTTTAGGACAGCTGAAAAGAAGTTCAGCTAAAACTAGAAATGATCCTAACTCAAGAATAAGACAGGCTCGTAGAAGATGGAAATGTTAATTAGAGGTATTTAATGGCTAAAGGATTTCAAAGAAAGTTACGTATAAAAAAATATAGAAAAGGTGGTAAATCATCTATGAAAAAAGGTGCGTGTTAAATAATGGCAACAAGCGGTACAACAACATTTAATCTAGATTTATCAGATATCATGGAAGAAGCATATGAACTATGCGGTCTTACTATGCGTTCTGGTTATGATTATAGAACTGCAAGACGTGCTTTAAATCTTATATTTTTAGAATGGCAAAACAAAGGCTTAAACCTTTGGAAGATAGAACAAGCAACTCAAGCTTTAACTGCAGGCACTAGCAGCTATGCTGCAGAAACTTCTGCGTTAGAGATAGTTGATGCTTTTATACGAACAGATTCTGGAGATACTGATAAACAGTTTGATCAACAACTTACTAGAATATCTAGAACACAGTACAACCATCAAGCAAAGAAACTATCTAGGTCAAAGCCTACTCAGTTTTATGCTGATAAAGGTACTGGTGGTATTAATATAGTTTTATGGTCAACGCCTGATGATGCACAAACATATACTTTAGTTTATGACTACATAAAAAGAATTGAAGATGCAGGTAGTGTTGCAAGTAATAATGCAGATGTACCAGCAAGATATCTTCCATGCTTAACTTATGCACTAGCATATAATATAGCCTGTAAAGAACCTGAAGCTCAGAATAGAGTTAACATGATTAGGCAAAGATATATGGAGCTATGGGATGAAGTTTCTGATGCTGATAGAGAAAGAGCAGCAGTAAAGTTTGTACCTGGTGGAAGTGTTTATTAAAAATGTCTTATGCAGTAGGTTCAAAAGCACTAGGTATATGTGATAGATGTGGTTTTTCATATAAGCTTAATGAGCTTAAATATGAAATAGAAAATGAAACTAGAAATGGATTAAGAGTTTGTAAGAATTGTTTTGATCCAGATCAACCACAATATCAAGTAGGCAAACTAAATACTTCTGATTCACAAGCATTATTTAATGCAAGACCAGATAGCGGAGAAAAAGATTCAACTGTTTACTTTGGCTTTGATCCTGTTAATAGCAGTGGCATAGTCTTAAGAGGCAATATAGGAGATGTAAAAATTACAATAGGATGACATACTCAGAATTAAAAAGTTTAATACAAGATTATTTACAAAATACAGAAGCTACTTTTGTAGCAGATTTGCCTACAATAATTAAACAAGCAGAAACAAGAATACTTAAAACAGTTAAGCTTCCTGTGTTTAGAAAAAATGTTACAGGAAATTTAACATCAGGTAATCAATATCTATCAACACCAACAGATTTTTTAGACAACTTTTCTTTAAGTATTACAAACTCTAGTTCACAAGAGTTTCTTTTATTTAAAGATGTTAACTTTATAAGAGAGGCTTATCCAAATGCTTCTACTACAGGAGTACCAAAGCATTATGCTTTGTTTGATAATACATCTTTTATTGTTGGACCAACACCAGGTTCTGGTTATACAGTAGAGCTACATTATTTCTATCAACCAGATTCACTAACAGCTGGTTCTGATTCAGGAACTACATGGTTATCAACTAATGCTGAGAATGCATTGTTGTATGGATGTTTGGTAGAAGCTTATACTTACATGAAAGGAGAGCCTGATCTTATGGCAACCTACGAAAAAAGATATGATCAAGCTTTAGCTAGATTAAAAACTTTAGGAGAGGGTGATAATAAAGTAGATTCATATAGAGATGATAGTCAGAGAATAGGTAGAAGCTAATGTTAAATGCAGAAATAAAACCAGAAGTAGGTACAGTTGACGTAAAGACAACACAGAATAAAGGTCTTAGTCCTGAATATTGGACTGAAAGAATAGTAGAGAGACTTATAGCAATAAGCGATAATGCTGATCCAATGGTGCAAGCACAAGCTAAAGCTTTTAAATCATCTATAGAAAATTTAATTTTACTTTATATAAAACAAGCTATATTAAGCGATAGAGCTACTGTAGCTGGTTTATTAGAGAAACAAGGTCATAAGGATATGGCTGATATTGTAAGGAGAATATAATGGCGATAACGCAAGCAATGTGCACATCTTTTAAACAAGAATTATTAGAGGGTGTACACAATTTTAAAAACTCAGGTGGCAGCACTTTTAATCTAGCACTTTATACAAGTTCAGCTAGTCTTGGTGCTTCTACAACTGCGTACACTACTTCTAATGAAGTATCTGGTACAAACTATACTGCTAAAGGAGCATCTCTAACTAGAGTTGATCCTTCTACATCAGGAACAACTGCACTTACAGATTTTGCAGATTTGACTTTTTCAAATGCTACTGTAACTGCAAGAGGAGCTATGATCTTTAACGATTCAGCTTCTGGTGATCCAGCTGTTTGTATTTTAGATTTCGGAGGAGATAAAACATCTACTGCTGGAGATTTTACAATTCAATTTCCAACAGCTGATGCTTCAAATGCTATTATTAGAATAGCGTAAAATGGCAAACGTAACAGGTTGGGGTCGAGGTACCTGGGGTCAATTAACCTTTGGCGAACCTATACCTGTTGAAGTTACTGGAGTTTCAGGAACAACTGCACTCGGTAGCGAAACAGTTTCTGCAGCAGCAGATGTAAGTGTAACTGGTGTATCAGCTACAAGTGCATTAGGCTCAGAAACAATAACAGCAGATGCTAATATTTCTGCAACAGGAATTGCTGGAACTTCTGCATTAGGAAGCGAAACAGTAGCAGCGGATGCTAATACATCTGCAACTGGTTTTGGTCTTACTTCTGCATTAGGTAATGCAATGACTATGGGAGCAGCTGTAACAGGAGTTACAGGCTCTGCCTCAGTAGGAACACTTGGTGATGAATCAGTTTCCGCAGCAGCTAATGTATCAGTTACAGGATTAGCAGGAACTTCTGCATTAGGAAGTATAAGTTTATCTACTAATAATGTTTTAGAAGTTACAGGATTAGATGCAACAAGTAGCTTAGGAAGTATAACTGTTGTAGCTAAAGCAGTTACTATTCCAACAGGAGTATTTGCTACTGGAGAAATAGAAGGAGTAAATGTTTGGGGATTAGTCGATGATTCACAAACACCTAGCTATTCAAGTATATCGACAACACAAACACCAAACTATAGTAATATAAATACATCTCAAGATGCTAACTATCAAGAGGTGGCGTAAGAAAGGATAATTTATGGCAACATATGTAAATGATTTAAGACTTAAAGAAATTGCAACAGGTGACGAAAGCGGTACCTGGGGTACTTCTACGAATACCAATTTAGAATTAATTGCAGAAGCTTTTAGTTATGGCACAGAAGCTATAACTACAAATGCTGATACTCATACAACAACAATAGCGGATGGATCAACTGATCCAGGTCGTTCATTGTATTTAAAATATACAGGCACACTTGATAGTGCTTGTACGATAACTATTGGACCAAATACTGTTTCTAAGGTTTGGCTAATAGAAAATGCTACATCAGGATCACAAAATATAATTATATCTCAAGGCTCAGGAGCTAATGTCACTATACCAGCAGGTCATGTAAAAGCTGTATATTCTGACGGAGCTGGCTCTGGTGCAGCTATGACAGATGCATTTACAGATTTAAATGTAGCAGGTGATTTTTTTGTTGGTGACGATTTAACTTTATTATCTGATGCCTCAGTATTAGGTTTTGGTACAGATACAGACACCACTCTTACACACGTTGCTGATACAGGTTTACTATTAAATAGCACAAGACAATTACAGTTTGGTGATTCAGGCACATACATACATCAATCAGCAGACGGAGTATTAGATTTAGTTTCTGATACTGAAATAGAAATAAACGCTACAACCATAGACATGAATGGTGCTGTTGATATATCAGGAACAGTAACTGCTACAGGTACATCAGTTTTTGCAAGTCTTGATATATCTGGAGATATAGACGTAGACGGAACAACCAACCTAGATGTGGTCGATATAGACGGAGCCGTTGATATGGCTTCAACTCTACAAGTAGATGGAGCTATTACAGGATCAAGTACAATTAATGGTGTCGGCATATCCTCAAACATAACTAACTTTGATAACAGTATTCTAATAAGTAATGACGCAGGTACAGGAACATTATCATCAGCAGAAAAAAATACAGGTTTAGGTTGGGAAGTTTTTGATGACCTAACAACTGGTGATTCAAACACAGCAATAGGCTATCATGCAGGAACTAAACTTACAGCTGGTCTTGAAAATACTATTATAGGTAGCCAAGCAGGTGATGCTTTAACAGATGGTGACTACAATGTAGCTGTAGGTAAGTCAGCACTAGGAACAATAACAGGTTCTAATAACAACACAGCTGTAGGACACAATGCTTTAGTAGCTAATACTACAGGTTCTTCTCATGTAGCAGTTGGTTCTGCTGCCTTAGACGCTAACACAACAGGAGACAATAACACTGCTGTAGGGTATTTAAGTATTTCAGCAAATACTACAGGTAGTGCTAATACAGCTGTAGGTCATAACTCTTTAGCAGCAAATACAACAGCTTCTAACAATACAGCATTTGGTAAGTCAGCATTAGCAGCAAATACTACTGGCTATTCAAACACAGCTCTAGGAAAAAGTGCATTAGCTGCAAACACTACAGGTGTTGTAAACACAGCCGTAGGAACAGGAGCTTTATCAGTAAATACTACAGGTGGTTCAAACACAGCAGTAGGGCAAGATGCTTTAAATGCCAACACAACAGCTGGAGATAATGTAGCAATTGGTAGAGACGCTTTAGGAGCAAACACCACAGGAGATAGAAACATAGCAGTTGGTAATTATGCTTTAGATGCCAACACAGTTGGCGACAGAAACGTAGCTGTAGGACATGGTGCATTAACTACATACAATCCAAGCACAAATGAAGACAGCTACAACGTAGGTGTTGGTTATGCTGCTCTAACAAACACTACAACAGGTAATTACAACACAGCAATCGGTGGATTAGCAATGGATGCTAATACCACAGGATCAAATAATGTTGCATTGGGTTATGGCTCTTTAGATGCAAATACAACTGGTGCAGACAATGTAGCTATTGGAATGATGGCATTAAGTGCTAACACAACAGCTGATGACAACACAGCGATTGGACATGATGCAATGTTATCTAATACTACTGGAGCAAACAACGTAGCAGTGGGTTCTTTTGCTTTAGATGCTAACACCACAGCTAGTGAAAACGTAGCGATAGGTCAAGCAGCATTAAGTGCTAATACCACAGGAGCAAGAAACACAGCTGTAGGACAAAGTGCTTTAAACGCAAACACAGAAGCAGACAGTAATACAGCAGTCGGTAGAAGTGCTTTAGGACAAAATACCACAGGACATGATAATACGGCTGTAGGTAGAGAATCTATTTATACAAATACCACAGGAAATGATAACACAGCAGTAGGAGCTTTTGCTCTTGACGCAAACACTACAGCTAGTGAAAACACAGCTATTGGTAAAAGTGCTATGACTGCTAATACTACTGGTGGTCACAACACAGCAGTAGGTTATTATGCAGCAGGTGCAAATACTACAGGAGACTACAACGTAGCTGTAGGAAGACAAGCATTTGATGCTAATACCACAGGAAGCTATAACACAGCAGTAGGGGTGGCAGCACTAGGTTCTAATACAACAGCTGATGAAAACACAGCAGTTGGTTATGCAGCAGGTGGTTTAGTAACTACAGGAACTTACAATACATTAATAGGTTCAGAATCTGGTGATGCTATAACTACAGGCTCTCAAAATGTAGCACTGGGTAAGTCTGCATTAGGTGCATTAACAACAGGTGATGCTAATGTTGCTATAGGTTATAGGTCTATGTTAACTGCTGGTACAGGAGTAGGTGATAACATAGCTATCGGCAGAGATACATTATACAACACTACAGGTGATGATAACGTAGCCATTGGTAGAGATGCCATGAACGATAATACGTCAGGAGAACGTAACGTAGCTGTGGGTAATTATGCCTTAGATGCTAACACTACAGCTAATGATAATACAGCAGTAGGTAATCATGCTTTAGGAGCAAACACTACAGGTGACTTAAATGTTGCTATGGGTAAAGATGCTCTAGCAGCAAACACAGTAGGCGATAGAAACGTAGCTCTTGGAGCTTATTCTTTAGCTACAAACAACCCAAGTACAAACGAAGATTCATATAACGTAGCTGTAGGTTATGCTGCAGGAAACGCAATTACTACAGGTTATCAAAATACAGCTGTTGGTGGTTTAGCTTTAGATGCACTTACTACAGGTCATAGAAATGTTGCTATAGGTTTTGCTGCTATAAGTTCTGCAAGCACTGGTTCAGATAACACAGCTGTTGGTAATTATGCATTGATAGAGAATACATCAGGTGCAGAAAATGTAGCTATAGGTTCTTATGCTTTAGATGCGAACACTACAGCTGACGATAATGTAGCTGTAGGATATCAAGCACTTACTGATAACACTACAGGTGGTTCAAACACAGCTATAGGTAAAACATCATTAGCAAACAACACTACAGCGAATGACAACACGGCAGTAGGCTATCAAACCTTATTCACTAATACCACTGGAGCGCAAAACACAGCTGTTGGTAAAAATGTTTTAGTAAATGCAACTACAGCAGATAACAATACAGCAATGGGGTATCACGCAGCAGACGCTATAACTACAGGTGACTTAAATGTTGCTATCGGTAATGATGCTCTAGGTTCAAATACAGTCGGCGACAGAAACGTAGCTATTGGTGGTAGTGCTTTAAGCACATATAACCCATCTACTAATGAAGATGGATATAATGTAGCTGTAGGTTTAAATGCTTTATTTGCTGCTACCACAGGTAATCAGAACACAGCTATAGGTGGACTTACAGGAGCAGCAATTACTACAGGTGCTAGTAACTCACTACTTGGTTATGCAGCTGGAAATGATATAACCGAAGGAGACTTTAATACTTTTATAGGTAGACAATGCGGAGAAAAAACTACAACCTCAGATGGAAACACAGCAGTAGGTTATATAGCTTTACAAGAAAACACTACAGGTGCTTTAAATGTAGCAGTAGGTCAAGAAGCTCTACAGAAAAATACAACAGCAAGTAGTAATGTAGCTATCGGTTATCAAGCCTTAGAAGAAAATACTACAGGAGAAGCTAACGTAGCTGTAGGAACTAATGCCTTAGATGGACCAACAACACAAAACAATAACACAGCCGTAGGTTACGATGCAGCAGGAGTAGCAGCAGTATCTGGGCTTACAGCAGTAGGTCGTGGTGCTTTAGCAGCCAACACAACAGGTTGGAATACAGCAGTAGGTTATCTAGCTGGTAATGCAGCAACTACAGGAGGCTCTAGTGTTTATGTAGGTGCAGAAGCAGGATTAGTCGTAACTACAGGTGCTTCTAATACTATGATTGGACACCGAGCAGGTAAAAGTGCTTCTACCTCAAGTAACAATACTTTTATAGGAAAAGAATGTGGGCAAAATAGTGTATCAACTACAACAGGAGCTGATAATACTTTTGTAGGTTCAGCTGTTAGAGGTAGTGGTTCTACAGTAAGTAATGAAATAGCTATTGGATTTAATTTTGGTGCAGGTGGAGCTAACACAGCTAGATTTGGTATGGGTAGTAATACAGCTACTCTATCCTTAGATGGTTCTGATACTTCATGGGCAGCAGCCTCAGATGAAAGACTAAAAGAAAACATTGAAGATTCTGATGCAGGACTAGATTTTATAAATGAACTAAGAGCTATTACTTATAAATGGAAGCCTAAAAAAGATGTACCAGAAGATATGTCTCAGTATGAAGCAGATTCAGATGAGCCATGTAAAGGTGAAGGCAAAGTTAATCATGGTTTTGTAGCTCAAGAAGTTAAAGCTGTAATTGATAAAT